CAAGGTATTGTAAGCCTGAGCCGATGTTCCCAGAGACAATAACATCAACATCTTCTCCAAGAGAACCGGTAGCTCCTGCACCAGGCTGACTCCAAGTTACAACTGGAGAAAGAGAAGCAGTGATCCAATTGGCAGCATCCAAATCTCTAAATGCTACAACGTCAATGCCCCGACCTTCATCAAAAGATTTTGATAATGGCAGTAACTCAACAGTGAAATTTGATGGTGTAGTTTGCCCACCATATACATCTTTTAAGACAACAGTTGCTCCGAAACTTGCACTCGCAAAATCCAGAATACTACCTGTTAGTGCTCGAAGCTCAGAGTAGTCAAATTCAACCAGCAACCTTGTTAGTTCGGTAATCGAACCAGTAACGTTAGCAATAGTGGTTTCATTATAAAGCTTAAAAAGATCAAGCGTGCCTGCTTGCCCAACATTTGAACCAGTTGTTCGACTGCCCGCAATGAATTTGTTTGTGATATAGGTATCTTTTGATGCTGAAAGTATTCTATACATTAGTTCATATCCTTGAGATAGACCCAGTGAAAACCACCTGCTGTTTTTCTCTTACCTTGACAAGTATAAGTAATGTTTGAAGCAAATATTTGTGTTTCTTTTGAAGCTGCCAAAGCTGACGGATATGTCTTTATTATTTTTTTGTTTTCCCCAAGTTGAACAACTGGAATTCCATTTGTCATTTTTTGTTTTTTCTAGCTAATTTTATTCTTTTGATTGTGTCTGTTTTATGTCCTCCATAACTTGGATTATTAGTACCAGACATAAGTTTTGACAATTTTTTCTTCCGGTTTGGATTTTTATCCCAATATTGCTGCAGCGACTTTTTTACCTTGGCTTTTGTTTTTTGAGGATTTTTTGACCAACAACTTCGTTCCTTTTGCGAAGTTTTTTCTTGAAATTGAAAGTATTTTACCATTTATCTTCTTTGATAAGATTGACAATATATTTTTGTTCAGTCTTAAGCCGTTCCCCTTTATCACCATCAACAACTTCCAATATTTCAAACAGAAAATTATCTGATCCCCACTTTTTCCAACTAGCTAACAAATGTTTGTTAGCATGTTTTTCTACATTTAATCTGCTTTGATGTTGCGTTGCTCATTTTTTAAAGCATTTAGCACTTCCAATATAAATTTTCCCATTTTTCAAATTTCGATTTTGGTAAACTCCACCTTTGTTTGATTTCCCTCTAAATTCTTTCTTCATGATTTATCTCCGTTGTTGCAGAGATAAGCATGTCTGAGGTCTCCAGTGTCCCTGTCTATACCACCGTTCCAACAATATCAAAATTTTTGTAACGAAGTTCAAAAATTGAACCAGGTGGTCCAATGATGATTCCTCTGTCTGTGTTGGCACTTACATCAAATTGCACATCAGAATATTCTCTTGGGTTTGAATCTCCGACAGTGCCTGTAATATTTTTAATGTCAATGGAATTGACTGTCAAAACTCCTAAATTGTTGAAAATAATGTTTTGAACTTCGGCAGTTACTATTGGTTGATCAATTTCAAAGTTCTTGATGTTGAAAAATTCTTTCAATTTGTTAATAACATTTTGAAGAACCTGGCTTGAATTGAACGACGGATTTACAACAATAGAAAACTCAATTTGAAAATTAATTACCTGTGCATCAAGAATGTCAATAGCGTCTGATACAAGACGATATTCATTTAAGAATCTTTGTAGATTTAGCTTCAAGCTATCGGGAGAAGCAATCAATCGACTATTGGCATCTCTTGAGATAATAAACAACCGTGTCGCAAGTGGGTTATTTGGATCAGGTTGAATTGAAGCTCTGAATACACGACCAAAATTACTTGGCATGGTGTAAACACGTGCTAACAAATCTTCTTTTGTTACGATGCGACCCTGTGACGCCTTCACTGCGGGCACTCTTAATTTCAGTTCATCGATTGTAGGAGCATCCTCCCCGCCAGATGCGGGCGAAGAATTTTGAGCATCAATACTCTGTCTGACAAATTGTGAAACGCTTGGTGGTGGATTTTCTGGGAAACTTATTACGATTGAATTAAAGCCTCTAATTTGCCTTTCCCCAATGTTGTGCGACAAACCTCCACCATAGCGATACTCGATTGTTAATGTTGTATTTGGAGCAATTACGCCAAGCGTGGTGGTTTTTAGCAAATTGCCTGGGTTGATTGTGAATCTTGAAAACGTTTTCTTTCCATAAAGTGGAACTGCAAATTCTGACGGATCTGGAATGATGTCATCATCGGTTGTTTGAGCGTTACCACCTCCAAATGTAAGTGTTGTTAATCTTGATTCCAAAGCAGTAGTCGTAGTAAAGCGATATGGAGCGGGAATCGGAACAAGATTTTCCGCAACTATGTCAGAATCATCTGAACCGTTCTCAATCGCTCGAAAAACAGTATCTTGTGTAAGATGTTCTACTTCGTAATATTGGTTACCCAATGAATCACGAACCGAAATAATCTCGGTAACGTTTTCTTGCGTAAGAACAAAACGACGAAACGGAGTAAATGCCCCCACAGAGAAAGAATCCACTTGTCGAAATCCTGAAATGCAAACACCAGCAAGAGAAAGAATAAAGGTGGTAGGATTATTGTTTGAATCTCTGTTGCCGACTCTGACGGTTGCAACAAGATTGTTTGAGTTGTCTCTCTCTCTGAAATCCAAATCTTCAGTTAGTTCAAACTGTGTGCCATTTTGAGCACGAACAACAGTTCCCTGATGAATGATTGGCAAAGACTCAGGATCAGGAACAGCCGGTATTCCTGATGCGGGTACTTCTACTAAAAAATTTACAGTCACTACAGCTGGAGAAGCTCCTACAATAGGAACACCAGCATTTCTGATTATCTTTTCTATGTTAACGTTTTCTACTGCCGTATCAATTGAAAGCTCATGAAACTGGTGATCCAAATAGAACGATTGAACATCACCTGTATATGCAGCAAAGTCAAGGAGCAAACCTCCCAGGCTTGCTTCTGAGAAATCTCTAATGACATCAGGGAAGTGTGTACGTGCGTAATTAAGCAAATCAGCTTTTAGAGAATTAAAATCTTTGTTAAGATAGCGACGCTCCCTTACCTGCTTTAATATTTTATCTTTACTATTAACTGGTGTCACTTGTTTCTCCTTAGATGATGAACAGTTCTAGCTCCAGCGCTTCTTCTATGATGTTTAGTTGCGTCACTGAGTAAATAAGGAAAATTCTAATTTTTCCTGTAAATTGATTATCGTCAAAATCTGCCCTTGAATCAAAAGCAACTGGTTGGACAAATGGCATCCATCTTGTAATTGCCGTGTTAATTCGAACCATCGCCTCTGTGTCGAAATCATCTTTGTTTGAATATTCTGTTAATAATGGTCGAAGGTTTGCTCCAAATTGTGTTAAGGCAATTCTCTCACCCCAATTTGTTAAAAGAAGATTTCTAAGGTTGTCTTTAATCTGATCCCTTAGTTCGGTATTCATTTCGAATAAGGTTTTGCCACCGACCAACTGAAGCGGGGTCTTAATTCCAATTGGTATAGTGGAACGATTTCTTGTGAGAACGTTCGTTCTTTGTTGCTGGGCAATAACACCCACTCCTTTGAAACTTCGTCTTGCCATTTTGAATAAGTATTGCTAAGTAAAATTACGACGTTGATGTTCCTGTCGGTCCTGCGGAACCAAATGCCTGCAATCTTGATTCCAAGTTTTCAACCCGGCCTTGTAAATCTTCTATTTGCTGCAACAGCGCTCTAATAACAGTGTTTACAATAGCACGTGATCTTAATTCGGCTTCGATGCCGACGGCTGCTTCGGTCAACACCTCAGGGTTAATTCTTTGAATTCCACCCCGTCGAGCAATTTCTTCTTGAATTCTTTGTGTAATTTGCTCTGTTGAATTTTCCCACTGCTGATCAAGCTCTTGAATGAGTCCATTTAATTTGTCTCTACTAACCATATTGTTTTCCTATGTAATGTTATCATCAGTATTGAAATAAAACATGCCTTATCTACAAATTGTCTTTTTACATTGACTCTATGAATTTCTAGTGTCCAAATCTTTGTTTAGGCATGTTGTCATTCTCTGCAAATACAAACGAGGGTCATGTTTTATCAACTATTCCCCAAATATTTTTTCTGACTTGGCTGCCTCTACAAAATCATTAGTGTCTGATGTGCCTTGCTCAACTGCTTGTGTGGCCTGTTGTTCCAATCTGGTAATCTGAGCCCTGAGAGGGCTAATTGATGTATTGGATATAGTAGTTGCAGAACCAATTGCCTGTAATGACGCAATCGGAGAGTACGGTATAGCAGTTGCTGAAGCAAATGCTATTTCTACACTTTGAACAACATTTGAAAGTGTTGACAGAAATTCATTATGTTGCAGCTGAAGCTTGTCTCTGAGTTCTTCAATTTCATCTTGTAATCGATCTACTGTATCTCTAAATTTAGACCAACGAATGTACGGTTCTCCACCTGGCGTAGGGTCTGAACCAGCACCGGCTAAATCGGCCAATCCACGACCCAATATAATTTTGGGACCATCAACATGAACACCATCTTTTGAAATGAAGAGATGGCACAAATCTGTTTCTGATTCGCCTTCACGAACAATTAAGACAGTGCCCTCAATTCCATTATCTTCATCTTTTCTGGCTATCAATCTAATATGATCAGCCTTGTTTATAATGTAACTTTTATTTGCAGTTTGCTGAGCATCTTCGCTTGGTTGGATAATCTCATTCTTGCTATCCCCTGCTGGAAGGGAATTTTCCGTATATTCGATTTGGGTGAGGCCAAAATTGACATCGGCATTAGATTGCATTGTCACATATATTCTTGCTGCATCACGCATGTAATCTGGATCACCTTCAATCGGGTTATCGCTTAATCGAGATACCCCACCCTGATTAAGGTACGGCGTTTTATAGGTTTCTCTCGTGCCTCTTTCGTTTTGATTTACGAATGGTGCAGTGTTCCCATCAAAAACTTCATTAGGGTCCTGAGTGTCTTCAGGCAAGTAACGCCCTCGACCAGTGACAATGTCAATTGTTCCAGCTTGACCCTTGGCATCAGGCTCATTGTCCAACAAAGCTCCAAGCGGCCCTCCTCTTCTATCTTCTCCAAGACAAATAAGTGTGTTATTTGAGCCTTGCAGCACAAACTCTTGAGGCCGCTTTCGCCAACGTGGAACTGGTTCTGGCGTTACAACCCTGCCGTTATCAGGGAACGAGAAATCTCTGATGCCGTCGATAGCATTTGAATATGCAGTGGCTTGCTGAATTATTATTTCAAATGGACGTTCTTGAGCTGAGCCAGATGGTGGGATGGTAAATGTATCTTGCGTATTTCCTCCATTGGGAAATCCAGGTAAAGGCTGATCTGAACGACGTCGGTCTCTTTGGTCTGTAGTAAAATTTCTAGGATTGTTGAACGGCTGATACCGACGATCATGGTGAGTGTAATTTACATCCTCAACTGTTCTCTCCATGCTTGCCCTTGTCAACCAATAACCAACCTGTTGACCGCCACCAGCAAAATCATTATAGACTACCTGCACTGTTTCCCCTGGTTGAACAGGCAGCATGAAATGAGAAGAGAAAAAGGGAAATAAAATTGTGTTTGTTCGTGGGATTGTACCTTGTGAATCGCTCGACAATTTTGCAATTATTGCATTTACCGGCATAACGTCGGCAAATCTTGGATTGTTAACCGTTCTTCTTATTCTGGTTAATTGATCATCCGAGAGCAAATTTGGGTCCATGATTACGTCAATCACAACTGCTCTTTGCATTGTCGGGGTTTGCCCGAACTTTCTTGAACGAGCAATGTCCTCGCCTATCTGGTTGCTGGTTCCAGCACCAGTTAGCCGTCTCGATATTAAGCCGCCACCTGTTCTAGTCATAACAGTATGTATATTTTACATAAGAATTCGAGATTTGGACTATGAGAGAACTTCAAAAACTACGCTTTTAATCAAGTTCTTAATCTCATTAAGTTTTGCAGACAAGTTGTTGACGATTTCATCCTCATTCCAAAGTTCCCTAAGCCCATCTACATCTTTGGTTTCTAACCAAAGCTCATGTGCAGCCAAGTATTTTTTATTGTCTTGTCCAGGAACCCAAGGTTTGAAGTCTTCGGGCATTCTTGTCCAATCGCCCCAATCGTTAAATGCGGGATGCAATGGGATTTCAAGCTTGCCGACCTCTTCATTGAATGGTATGGAATCGTTGAGCATTTTTTTAGCTACACTGGGTGTGATTACCTCCAATACTTTGACAGGTAATGAATTGACATGCCACATAACTTCCTCAGGAAAAGCATTGTCTGGTAATAACTTAGTTTCAAATACAACAACAGCACTTCTGGATTTGGCTCGGCCCAAATTTGACATTTGGACATTGGGTACAAAAGCACCACCTTCAATAACTGCAAACACGGCTCCTTTTGGCCCATAACTGCTTTGCCACAATTGACCAGAACCAGAAATAGCCTTTGCCCCCTCTAAGTCTGTAAAATGTAGATACTTTCGCCCCATAACTGCCTTTATGTATTCTTTAGGATAATTACTCTCATGTCAACAAATAAAAAAACAGATGAAGATTTGCTAGACGATTTTGAGTCTATGCTGTCAGATAAAATGGCAGAAGAAGACAAACCATATCAATATACGGAACAATCTTTTGACCCACAAGTGCCAGAAACAAGTTTTAAGCCAACACCAACTAAAGAACTTGATAAAAAAATCAACAAACAACTAAAAGACTTTAGTTCATTGCTTGATTCTTTATCTTCACTTGAAGATAAAAAGAAGGCACTATGGAAACAGATTTATGAAAATTCTGTTACGGATCGCAAAAACGCATATATTTTGTTTGGTGATCTCTATAAAGATGTTCACAACAATCCAAATGAGCATGCCATTCATGGCCCAACCTTAGCCAAGTATCTTGAACGAATGGAAAAATCAAATCAACAGCTTATTAAACTTGCTGAAATGATTGATGATGTAGTTGAAGAAGAAGAAGATTTGCTTACTGATGAAGATTCTATTTACGACAGGATTCAAAAGGGACAAAGGTGATGGCGTTTTTTCTGAAAAAATTGATTAAAGAAGAAGTAAGAAAAACTTTGCGATTGCTCACTGAGGGTATCGTCCACATTGACAAACTCAAGCCAGAAGAGCTTTTAGAGTTTCTTAGAGGGTGGAATTTAGATAAGGCCAGGTTCCATGTGTCAGAAAAAATGGATGGCAATTACATGGCTTTGGGGGTGGACAATGGTCAGTTTTACTTGAGAAGCAAAAGTAAAACATTTGAGTCTGCCGATGATGTCCCAAATATATTCTTCATGAACGACTTTAGGAAATACTTCAATCTGCTTCAGTCCATTCCTTGGAATGAAATTTTTGTTAAGATGGCTACAAAGTGGAATTTTGATTTTGACGGAACGTTTGAAATCGAGGGTGAGGCCATTCCATCGTTCGACCACAACATTGTTATTTATGATGAGGCAAAAATTGGGGATGGTATCTTTCTTATTTTTAATACAAAATCTACTATGGGCAAAGAAAAAAGTGGAAGAGTTCACAATCCAGAAATGTGGCTTGACCTTGCGCAAGAGGTTAACAAATACAGCTCAGTTAAATTCTTTTCTGTACCACAGGTAAGTTTAGACGACCTGGAATTTGATAACGATCTTATCGTAAATTTAGAAGCTCTTATTCAAGAACACGGTAACTTTTTAAAAAAGCCAGCCAGAACACAAGCTGCCAAGGAACTCAAAGCCAAACTGTTGGCGACAATAGCAGAGCTTGGAAAACAAGCCAAGAGGCAAGCTCTACAAGTACCAGTATCAAGCAAATTTGGCCCGGAAGTAGAGGGCGTTGTTATTTCTGGACCAGGGGGGAAATTAGTAAAAATTGTTGACACAGAAAAGTTCACTGCCAGAAAAGAAAGAAACTGGCATTTCATTAATCAACTAATTTCGGCCGAGCGTGATTTCAAAAAAAGGATAAAAGAAAACCCACAAGATTTGGAACTACATCTGCTTGAATGGCAAGAAGAAGTAGAGGACATCCAAAAAGACTTTGATAAAAATGGGCACAAATACATAACGATCCGAAAGAAATTTGAAGATACGCAAAATGGAATTGACTTTGCATTGGGCATGATAAAAGCGATGAAAGATCGCCTTGATGCTGGGCAAACTTCTGAGGAGGTTATTGCTGCCTTCAACAATCGTCAAGTTGTTCCCGAAAATGCGAAATCGCTTTCTGAATCAGTTTTTATTACCGAAGCTGAACTCAATGAAGGTGGAAATGTTTTTGATGAGATGAATTCTGTAGTGCCAAAATCACTTCTTGAACCAAGTATTGAAAGAGCGATGGTATTAGCCAATTTGGATGGAATTAAATTTGAAATAGTTGGCAACAAAACTAAACCATTCTTCAATGACATTGACGTTGCTATTGATGCAACGGATTTGCTGAATTACCTTGGTCTTCCTGAAGGTACTCAAGAATTTTGGGATGAGCTGAATACTCATCTGGCAAGATCTAACGTTGAAAAATATTCAATCATCAAGGGCCTAAAGCAGTTTCATATTTTGGTTCCACTTATTGACAGTTCCGGTGAACAGGTTAGAGCTTTCTTACCAGATGGTGAAAGCAGAAGTGACGAACCTGCGTTAATTCAAATTGATGTGTTTGTTGGAAACTTGCAGTGGATGAAAGATATCAATTCTGGTGCGCCAGAATCAAGCAAATACAAGGCATCGTATAGGAATATGTTACTTGCGTCAATAGCTTCAGTAGTTCAATGGAGCATAGAAGGCGATTCAGACAATGAGTATTTTCGTTATGTGATGAATTTCAGGGACGGACTAAAGCGACAGAAGATCAAAGTAATTTCACCAAGTGGCAGAAGAAAAAAACCTAAAAAGGAAAAGCTATCGGACCAAGTAGTAACTTCAAACCCTGATGATCTTGCCAAAATTCTTTTCGGCAAAGGTGTCAAATGGTCTGACATGAATTCATTTGAAGAATTATACAATCTTCTTACAAGTAAAAAATTTCGCTTTGAAAAATTTTTACCTGAAATCATCAAGGAATTTAGAACCTCGCTAGAAAAACAAGGCATGGAAGTTCCTAAACAAGTTTCTGAATGATTAACGACGATAAAACTGGTTGAAAACATCCTGCGTTAAGCCGTAATCAACCAAAACAGGAACTTCTCTGCCATTTCTATTGACCGCACCCCAAGAACTTATACGCATAATATCACCAGAAGGCATTCCAAAATCTGCCATCATGGTGACAACATCGCTGAACAATTCTGATTCTTCAATTTCTTCATAGTTGTCAGGAACAGGCATTTTCCATCCACGTTGACCTGTTCGATCAATCATGTAATTGTTAAGAGTGGCCATCCAACCATCAAACTTGTGACCAGTGAGCCGCTCCCAATCAGACTTTTTTAATTTTTTAGCTCGTTCCATTTCAATGTAAAGATAGTTGTCAGCATCATAGTCCTTGACTTCTGCAATTACATTGTAGCCAATGTGCGACACATCTACTTCGATTTCGTTTTGCGCCTGTCCCTTTTTGTTGTTTGCAATCTTGACCACCGTGTTTGGATCTACGGCGAAAACAACACGTGCCGAGCCCCCACCAAGTTTGCCAAGATGCTCACGGGCATAAGCTACTCTTTTACGAAAGCTTGGCAGCGACTTAAATTCTTCAGTGTCAAATCCTTGAGGATAGTCTGCCTCATCAAGCCAACCTTCATACAAAGGCTGTTCATGAAGTTCTTCAAGAGCTTCAGCAACCAAATGGCCTATCATTTCCCGTAAATCGTTTTCTGAAATGCTTTTTTCGCCTTCCTGTTCTTCATTGTCAAACAATAACAATTTTTCTTTGCCGCCAACTTTTACAGTTTTTTTATTGGCTGACTTTTGTTCTTTGGTGTGCCCATCAATCATAGCTCATCCTTTTCGTACGCTCTAAGAGCGTACGCTTTATGTTCCATTTCTTCAACAGTTTTTTTTAAATTTTCAATGAATCTCATTGCCATGGTAAAGTCTTTGTCTTGAAGCTTTTCTCTTATATAACCAAACAATTCTTCAACATCCTCTATTTCAGACGTGACTCCAGGTGCGCCAAGTTGTTCTTCGATAGTTTCTCGTATTATGTTCCGAAGTTCTGATTTTTTGATTTTCATCTGAACGCCCTTTTGTTTTTCCATTCTCTTGCAGAATCATTGTCAAATATTCTCAAGACAAGATTTACATATGCTCTTGGATCTTTACCACAACTATTCGCTTGTTCTTCTATGGCCGTTAGCAGTTTATGTGTTGCTGGATATGCACTGTAGGGTTCGAGAAGTGGCCTCATTGTATATACGACTTCATCAGCGTAATATCCATATGGATGTATATGCTGTTCGCCGAACATAGATTCGATT